ACATTAATGCAAGTTCAGACAGATTACCTTTGCAGAACATTATCATTCGTTCCCAAAGTAAAATCTTTGAAACCATTTTAAAGTAAAGATGTTCCAGATGGTCTTGCTTCATTAACTCATGCGATTGGTCAAAGATAATATGCTCTTTGTCATTACAATATACTAAGAATGGTATCTTCTTAGAACACATATAATAAAACGCAGTTTGAGTTAAATTTTCTATTGTTGGTTCGGTTGGAAGTGGTTGCGTCATCATTCTCCATTCCATTTTACCATTTACTTTTCTTATGTTAGGTGGCTTTGTTTTTAATTCTATAAATTTTGTTTTAGTTTCGTAATCTATTTTTCCTAACATCTGTTTAATCATAGTCATTTCTTGTTTATAAACATGACGTTCACATTCTAATTCATCTTTACCACTAATATCTTGCACAACCTTTTTTGTTACACCAATACAATCGTGAGCATAATTTAACATTTCTTTTTTGGCATAAGCATCTTTGTCGTCAACAGCATCTTTTTTATTTATGATAGTAAGTTCGTTTGCAAAACAAGTTTTATAATCTCTATCCCATTGTGTTTCCTGTTGCTTCGCAGATTTCCAAATGCTAGTTCCAATTAATCTTTGCACAACATTGTTAACTAAGTTTCCAAAATTAGCTTTGTATCTAAAAGCAAATTTTCTTCTAGTTTCTTGTGAGAATGAATAGCTAATTAAATTTTTTGCAAATGGAGTTGACGTAGAAGAATAAGACCAATGATCTAATCCTTTACCACCATTAAAAAATGCAAATGCTTTTTCTATTTCTTTAGTTGTCATAGTTGTTTGTTGTATTTATATAGATATTATCCACTATGTCTATAACTATTTTGCTGTTGATTTGTGGGTAAGATTACCTTAATGGTTATTAATCAACAATAAATCAAAAAGGAAACAGCTATGAAATTATCCGATTGGATGCAGAAAAATAAATTGAACTGTAGAGAAACAGCTCAAAAATTTGGTATCATAAACATTAATCCTTCGACAAATATTTTTAGGTATCGTAATGGAGAACGCATACCAAGAAAAGATGAAATGAAAAAAATATATTTAGGAACAGACAAGCAAGTACAACCTAATGATTTTTATGATTTTATCTAAAGCTAAATTTAAATACAAAAGAGTTAAAATAATTTGGTGTGATATAATCACCGATCCTTCTTGGTTTGATAATATATCTGATGTTGAAAAATTAACTTATGCGTGGTGTGAAGATGTGGGTTATCTTTTTAGTAAAGACGCAAAGATGTTAAAAATATTTACATCGTATTCTTATGACGGAGATAAATTAAGTATCGGAACAGTAACAGTATTTCCACGTTCAATTGTTAAAAAAATAGAAGTATTAAAATGACATACCACCCACTACCATATCAATGCACGATAAGACCTAGTTGGATAGAGGGTTTAGGATTATTTGCAGTTAAAGAAATTATAAAAGATACAAACTTAGGTATATCTCATATTGAAGTTGAAGATACTTTGTATAGGTTGGCACTTGGTAGCTTCATTAATCATGCCGAACAATCTAATTGTGTAAGAGTAAAAGAGGGTAACAAATGGTATTTAAAAACAACAAAAGATATTATGCCAAATGAAGAACTAACTCTAACTTATAGTTTATATAAACCTGAATGAGATTAATTTTATTAACAATTTTTATAGCATTATCTGGGTGTAGTGAATTTTTAATATTATCTAGTGGTACTACTGCTATTGTTTCTCAAAATTCTTTATCTAAAGCCTACAATAGTATTGATATGTTAACAACAATTCAAACAGACAAAGATATTAAAGGTCATGTATTGGAAAAAATAAAAAAAGATAAAAAATGAGATTTGCTAAATACTTCGACAAAGACTTGTACTCTAAATGGCATAGGTTATGGGATGGTATTGCTATGTGCGATATTGATGCGGTGGAAATTTGTAAAAACAAAGGTTGTTGGAAACCACTAGCCATAATTGAGCATTTATACGACACAGGTTCTGATAAAAAGAAATATACCAACATTGTAGAACAAATAGGTAAAGCTTTAAATGTGCCTGTATATCTCGTCTATTATAAAGATGTAGACAAGGACACCCTATCGTTCCGAGTTGCTCAAAAATACCCTATCTCCGTTCCATTAAAGCCTATGAATGAGCAAGAGTATGTCGGTATACTTTATCATCTACAAGCTGAACATCAGAAAATTTGTAAATACAGGACATAAGGCAATGCAAAAATATTTACCACACATTCGCATACCATTTAAACTCTTTGATGATGAGAGAATAAAACAGATACCAAAAAAACACCGAGCATCTTCATTGCTAATCCTCATAGCACTATTAAAGTTTGTTAATTCACAATCTGGTCAATGCTACCCTAGACGATCTACTATATCTAGTATGGTTGGTCTTAGTCGCAGTACTGTATATAGATGCACAGACTTATTACAAAAGGTAGGTGTGTTAACTAAGAAACGATTAAAATCTACTGTATTATATACTGTTCGTAGTGAGTACCTTGTTAATAAAAAGTATGATGTGTCATCACGATCCCTCTCTAGTGTCATGGTGATCCCTATTAGTAGAACTACCATTAACTTAACTATCATAGATAAACTTATTAAAGATTGTGCAGATAAAGGTGGAGATAAGAATGTCATTATAAATAAATTGTCTACTTTCCCCCGAAGTACCCTAATTAAAGCAATACATGAAAGAGATAATCCTTATTACGTAAAGTTGGCTATTATCGAACAAGATAGAAAAGGCGATGGTGTGCTGGTGGATTTACCTAAAGGACTAGAATTAGAAAAGTTAAGAAAAAAAACAAACTTTGCTTATCAAAGAGCAGTCTATAAAAACAAAAGGAACAATGACAGGAAGATTAAGTCAAAAGATTTATTGTCAAGCGATAGCAAAGACAAGCAATAAAAGGTGTAGATGTAAGGGATATTTTACACCTACTACTAAAAGATACCTTTGTCGTTTCCATGGTTGCTCACAATCTGTGGACAGTAAAACAAGAAAATACAAAGGACTTTTTAAGAATACTAATATAAGCATAGACATAAAGATTAAACGATTAAAAAACTTAAAGAATTTCAGGTCCAAAACAGATGAGCAAATCAAAGAATATATCCAAACCGAAGAACAAAAGTCTAACTCTTTCGGATATAGAACAAAATACTATTCTAGGCACTATCTACGATGGAGGTCTAGCCATAGACGTAGCAAAGGAATTAGGCATCAGCTTGATGACTTTTTACAAGTACTTAGAAACAAATCCAAAGTTTAAAGCTGAGTTTAACAAGGCTCAAGAGGTAGGCATTAAAACTTTAGTAGAAAAAATGCTCCAAATATTTAACAATGGCAATATGGACTTAGAACCAAACGAACTATTGTTTGTAAGAGAGAAGAAGGATTTTTTAAAATGGTTAGCACCGAGAGTATCAAGTCTATTCCAAGAGAAACAAAAAATTGATGTTAAATCGGATAGTGTTGTTAGAATTTCATGGGAGAGTGAGCCAGATTTAATTGACGTTTCCTCTGCTGAAACTTTGTCCGATAGTGTCGAAAAATCAGACCTTTAGAAGATAAAATACTAATTAGCATTTCTCTTTGTAGGTCTTTAATATTATTCCCAACCTTGCGATTTTCTATATTTTTTTCTGTAATCATTCTTCTTTTTTTCTTGTTTTATCCATTGGTAGCCAAACATTATTACAGCTACCAATATAATTAATATTAATTGCTTTTCACTACTCATTATTGACCCTCTTTTATTTTTCTTAATTTACTGTATAATTTATTTAATTGATTTACATCTGCTTTATTAAATTTATGTCTATCTCTGTCAAAATGTAAATAAGGATATTGATTTTCTATTTCCCATATATCATCTTCTATTTTTTTCTTTTTTTTATCTTTCATTGTTGCTTTTTTATTTATTTGTTGTTCAACCTTTTCATACATTTTATCAACTAAAAGATTATGCTTATCTTGTTTTTTCTTTGCTTCATACATTCTAGCTTTGTTGCTATCTTGTAGGTGTGCTTTTAACTCTTGTGCGTTATTCATTGTTTACCCCTTTGTTTATTGCTTCAAATATTTCTGTTGCCATATCTACTTTGCCAAGTAAATAATGATCGTGAAAATCTTCACATAAAGCAATATTATCTATATCGGTATTATCTAAATGTTCTTGGCATATATCTTTTAT